CTTTGCACTGTTGGGGTGAATCACCCCAACCCCCCTTGCCATCTTAATTGATGTCAACGAGCGGTAATACCGCACATACGATACCTACGAGCGATGGATTCTGGCGTCGGTCCTTCAACCGCCTTCGAACAGTTGGCCGAGTTGGACTCTGGTCCGTCAGAAGCCTCGTTCCCGGTGTTTTCTTGCTGTCGCTTGCAGGAGCGCTGTTTGCGTTGCCAACCACTTTACCTATTGTGGTGGCTAGCTTGTTGCCTCCTGCTCTTAGTGTTGGGTGGCTCTCTGGTTTTTGGAGCATACCTGTTTTGGGAGCGTTCATACCTGTGCATTACGTGGTTGGTGGTGGTGTTGCCACTCTGGGCGTTCGTAGCGTCTGGCGTCGCTTCATCTCCCCCGTGTGGAACTCGATTGCTCTTTGGGGTGTTGTTAGACGTGTGCGACATTATTGTCGTAGCATTTCAATTACGCCTATCGAAGCGACGTTGTTCATCACTGTCATGTCAGTTGTGTACTACTGTTCGCTCCTTGGATTCAGGAAGCTCATTAAACGCAAGAGAGCGGAAGAAACTACTAACCGCGGATACGTGGACGTTGAAGAGTTACATCTGGACAGTATCGCGAATTCCTACCTCAATAGTTGTCTTAGTCCCCGTATGGAAAGCCTTACGGCTTTATTATCTGGGGTACTTTCGTGTGAGACGAGCCTTGATAATGACTTGGTTAACTCACGACCCGGACATAGTGGAGGAGATCGCGGGAGTCATAGAGGCTCACTACATCCGACCGCAGGTGGCGCTAACGTGCCCCCCACACCTCAGAACTCCCATTCTAAGATTGATGCTCGAGCAGCAACTGCCGGAGGCGTCTTTCTGGTTGGAACAAGTTCTGGGCATGACGAGACTGGTGGGAAGGACGAGAGAGAAGAACCTCTTTCATCTCATCCCGTCAGATTTGTCAGGGAACATGTTAATGAGAGAGATAATGGGACAGGACTGGCGCGAGGCAATGCCCCTGCTGATTCCGGTCGTCGCGTGGCATTTACCGATGCTGAGCGACGTGACAGCGGAGGTGTTAACCGAAATGGCCTTGGATATTCATCCGTCCTCACCGGGTGTGACCAACACACCTGCCCTCCAAACTGCATTGATTGCATCACACGTCGCAGCCATGTTTGCGCAGTGTGCGCGTCTCTCCGGAAGCGAAGTAATTCGCTACGTGGGGGCCTCTCCGAGGAAGATGCAGTTGATGTCTTCTCCAGTGCGTTTAGTATTTCTTCTATGCTACTCAGTCCTTCAGCGAGGAAATCATTGGAGGCTCTCAAATCATTGGGAGTATTTCGAACAGTTCTTAAAGCCTTGTTTAGAACTGCTACTATCTTGCTTAGCACAGGCATCGGGTCTTGGGTTGTCTCGCAGATTCGTGCGCATGCTACTGGTGTGCGCCGCGTTTTTGCTAGCTTCACTGACAGCGTCTTTCCTGATGATGATGACGATGTTTCTACTGGACTTGGTCCGGATTTGCGCGATTTTGCGGATTCTCTATCAGCCGCTGACCCAGAGTTTGACCGTGATAGAGATCGCCAATTTCTTCGACGCACTCGTGAGACTACGAAACTCATCATTGCTGAGGATCGGGATGTTACTTCAGTATCCAGTCTTTTCCAAGAAGTGGTTGGTCACATTCTTAACTTCGCTCTTGGTGACCTTGTGTGGTGGTATGGCGTGGGCTCTATTCTTGTGAGCCTGTGGCGCCACTCCCCACTCAGGCGGTGGTGGTCTTCCTTGACCTCCGCGCAACAGCGACAAACGATTGTGATCTTAGCCGCCGGTATGATTGGGTTTGCGGGTGCAGCGATGTACTTCAAACTCTTCATCCGTCGACCCACTCGGAAAGAGGTTGAGAACGAGAGTCCCGATTGGTACGCTTTAATGCGTGCTAAGGAACGTGAACAAGAGGAACTTGAGAGGCGTCAGGACGAGATGGAGCAGCGTATGGATGATTACTGGAGTGGTGAGTATGATCAACCCCTTGGCCGACGTGCCAAGCGGGCAGCAAAGGCTGGTTCCGCCCTAGGTGAGCAGTTGCAACAAGCAACTGATGCTTGGGAGCGGGATATGCGCGACCCCAACTTCAGAGTCTCACAAGCTGCCCATCTTCGTGAAGACCCCATCTTCACAAGTGCCAGTGATTCGCGTTTATGGAAGGAGTTCACCGATGAAGAGTTGAGTGAGATAGTTGAAGGCAAACGTGCAGCACTCTCTGGTGGTGGTTACAAAGGTCGTAAGATTAAAGGTAACTACATCGGGACAGCTGAGGATATTTCTGACATTGACAACATCCTTTGGGAGCGTGGTCTTGCTCGACAAGGCAAGGCTCACTGGGCTGATATTGTTGATGAGACTACCTCAGCGCTTGAGCACGAGAAGCTGATCGACCCTATGCAAGGTAAGCTCACTGTCGCGTTCAAACGTGAGGAACCCGGCAAGGAGCCAAGAGAGGTTCGAAGAGTGATGGAGTTCACGTCTCTGCGTGAGCTCGTGAATCACCTCCGCACTGTACTCAAAGCACACTACGTTGCAATCCTTTATGCAGATGCTGTCCAGGAGTCAGCTACCGGCCACCTCACTTATCGTGGCACCGAGTATCTGTTTGCTTCAGTTGAGGAATTGACTGAGCTCCTGCGCCAACACTGCTTATCAGCAACGAAACTCCCACCCAAGCAGGTCACCCCACCGGTGCCAACGAGGCATGAAACATTTGCTTCTGACGTCGTGGGGGCTGTTCCAAACTGGGTTTCAGGCCTACGTACCGATTTGAGCTCCTTCGTCACTGACACAGTGAATGGACTTCGTGTCGAATTCGAACACTTACGTACCACTCACGCGGCTATGATGTCGGATGTTTCAGATCGCCTACACACCATTGCAGCCAAGGCTACTTTCGAAAATGAGAAGAAGTTCCTTGAGCGCATGGCTGAAATGGATCGTGTGATGGCTGCCCAGAACCGTGAGGTTCTTGAGCGCATACAGACGATGTACGAGACCGGTTCTGTTTCGTCACGCTCATCCAGCACTTCCAGTTCTGAGTCCTCCGTGTCTGGGGATCAGGAGACAGTGGCTCCTTCTTTGAAGCCGCTTGAACCTACCAACAAGTCACGGATCAAGGACCTGAACGAGAGGCTGATCAAGATGGGGTGCCCAAAGGCATGGACCACAGTCAAGTTTGCCGCGGGCCACAAGATGACGAAAGAGGAGAAGGAGCGTGCTATTATTGCGCAGCTCACCGAGCGCCTGCGTGCTGGTGAACAAGCCAGCGAGAAGGAACGCATGCGCGCTGTCCTAGCCGTTGTGGAGAAGTGGGAGAAATCCCAGTCCCCACCTCTGGACAAGGAAGACAAGAAGGAGAGGAAGAAGGAGAAAACCAAGGCTAAGAAGTCGAAAGGCAGGAGGGAGACCTGTGCTGGTGGGAAGATCAGTGTTATTCCTAAGAAGGGTGAAACCATGGAGGCCGCTATGGAGCGCATCAAAGATGCGCATTCAAAGTGTGATTCCAAGGTCCCACACGTCTTTGAGTTTGGCAAGATCAATCAAACCACTACCACGTCCCCCGCCAGTGCGACCTCAACACCTAGGCATGAAAGTCTAATCGAAGGACGTCCACCTATGCTCATCACGAAAGTCTGGAAACACCCTGGCGTGCTCGGCCCTGCTGGAGCATGGCTTAAGGGTTGCTGGAAAGTTGGTCAGTATTTAACCACGTGTGCGCATGGAAATGAGAACGTCAATGTCGGTGACAAGATCCTTGTTGCTCTCTTTGAAGGTGAAGAGAAGAAGACGGAGGCTGAAGCTGAGGTAATCTATAAAGAGTACAACCGCACGAAGAACTCGGACTGGTTGCTCCTCAGTGTCCCCACTATCTTCCAAGGGATGGCATCCACCAAGCCTGAGATCCCCAAGAGCGGGCAGCAGGTCGTCGTCGTTGGTCACAGACTACGCGACGGCGCCTTAGTTGCTGGCTCTGGTGATGTTAACTTGGTGACCAACACCCTCGCCATTCACACCGGCAGCACCTATCAAGGCTGCTCTGGTGGACCTGTCCTCAACCCAGAGATTAACCGCCATTACGGCCATCACGTGATGGGCGGGGACAACGAGAACTACTTTGTGCCGTGGACCGATAAGATGATCGCTCTAGTTGGTCTGGCGCCGGGGGAATTAAAGACCCTGGCCGCGGTCAGGGTGTAACTCGTATCCCAGCGGCATGGGGCGGATGGCTGTTTGATCTTTTGGACAGACCATTGATTGCCAATTGCCCCATTATTGGAACGGATGAGTTGAGAGAGGGTACAGTAACGCACATTGGATTCCTTCCACACTCGGAGCCATTGAACAGAAATGCGAATGGAACGAAAGTAGACTCCTTGGTGGCAGAGTTAGACCCTGGTTACAAACTCCTTGGTGAGCCCGAGACGATCTATGGGATGGTTCGTTCCACCCATAAGACCATTAACAAGCAGATTCTTCTGTTTGACGTTCCTGACGTAGCCCCACCGCCTTCATTGGCGCGTGCAGAGGCACTATTGGGAGGCATGTTAGACACCTTGGGAGTGTATAGTACCGTGATTGAACGTTCAGAGGTCATATATAAGGCTAAGAGCAGCGCTGGCTATCTTTACACGCAATATGGAGACAAGGGCGACATCTATAATAAGCATCCTTGGATGCTTGACGATTTTTGGGACAATGTCCCTTTTAACGTTGATGCCATGACCCTGTGGAAGTGTTTCGGTAAGGAAGAAATTCTCCCCTTGAGTAAAATCTTGGAAGAGAATCAGCGTTGCATCGAAAGTCCTCCTGTGACTGAGTTCAATTACGGAGCCAGACTTTGTCAGGCTTTTAATAAATCTCTACACGACCAGCATCGTAGGTGTCCCACAAAAGTGGGCGTCACTTTGCAGTATGGTGGCTTCAATGCTCTAGTTTTGGACATGGCGGATTGCGTCATGTTCTTCGCTGGTGACATCAAGAAGATGGATAAATATACACGGTGGTGGCTCTTGCAAACCTGCAAACGCCTCCGAATTCGGCAGTACAGGCAAAAGCCTGGCGGCATGAGTAGGGAGGAATACGCAGCTCGTATTGCTTGGGTCTACAGGTCTGCAACCTGGACCTATATTATCCTACCTTCAGGGCAGGTCTTGTTTATTCGTGGCGGAATGAAGTCCGGGTTTGTGAATACGACTGATGATAACACAATGGACCATCTGTTGGTGTTGTTTGGGCTCGCTTGCGAGACCTATTCGGGCATTAACTCGTGGACTGACATCTATCGTATTTTCACCCCTGTGGTGTACTCGGACGATCACTTCGGCGGTGTACGAGCTCCCTACGAGTTTCTCTGCGACTTTCACTTTAGGTCGCAGTTTTATCGTAGCTACGGATTCATCTTGAAAGAAGAGGATGATGTTGTTGGACCCACGCCCGCTGGCATTAAGTTCCTTGGTGCGACCTTCGTCAACTGGATGGGCCTTTGGGCCCCCCAGTATGATGTTGATCGCCTTAGGGCAACCTTCCTAGTACTAAAGAAGAAAATCAAGGTACCTGGAATTAGGTTGGTTCGGTGGACTGCGGCTTTATTGCTTGCAACGTTCACTGATCACTTTGAAGACTGGCGTGAGCTTTGTGTCCGGCTCGTGTCCCATCTAGACAAGAAACATGGCATGCGCTGGAGGCTTGGTGACAAGTGGTTGAAGGCTCTGCCCCTTGGAGGTGAGGATGAGGAGATAGCTGTTGCCATGCTTGTGATAAGCAAAATGGGTGGACTTGGGTTTGTACCAACTCATGATGAGTGTGTTGCGTACTGGATGGGCTATGAGGCCTCGGTTTCCAGCCGCAACCGAGCGCTCTCGGCTGAAAAGAAGGTTCCGCACCTTCTTCAAGTCAGGAGGGACTATTTGTCCCTCTGCTTGCTCACACTCCAAGCCACACATGCCCAAGAAGGGCAACAAAGCTGGTAAGAAGAAGACCGATGCAGCCGGCGCCGCTGAAACAACCGCGAAAGCGGCAGTTAAGCAAGCCGAAGCTGCCAACCGTAAGGTCGATGCGCTCTCAAGGGAGCTGGCCAAGAAGAGCACTGGCCCTTTCAAAGCCAAGCCCCCCTCCGACCGCGGCCTTACCTCAGCAACCAAGCGCGACCTTGCAGCAGAGATCGCAGCTGTTCCTGGAGAGCGGCTTAGCCCCGCAGCCATGCAGTTCCTCCGTAATGTTGCAACCCCGGGTGAACTGCCCACGGTACGGTATTCTGATACCTACACTGAGCAGTCAACCGCAGTCAGCAACCCCATCGCTCAGCTTCCAGCCTACGTCACCGCTCCTATCACGCCTGCAAGTGTTTCAAACACTGACGCAGGAGCAAAGGGATCGGGCGAGGCGGGCAGCGATGAACATGCTGACAGCAACAGCAACGAGGCAAAGCAAACTGGCGGCGGACTCAGAAAGCCTGTCCCGAATGTTCCGAACCGTTCAATCAGAACTAAACGAGGAAAGAGTCTACGCGATGGACCTCCAGAAGTTTCTGGAGGATCTATCGTCGGTGTCAAGTTCCGCGACCCAATCCGACACTTTGTCCACTGGACCCAAGTAGTTGGAGATGAGGACGGAACTGACGCTTATGACCTGGTACTCGGTTCTGCGTCGAAGGACGATTCGTTGGACCCAACGAAAACTGATGCGATTGTCCTACTTGAAGCTACTTCCAAACCGCTCGATGAGCGATATCATGTAGCGAGGCTTGGAGACTCCGGTGTCCATGGCCCCTACATGGGTTGTGGCAATAAGAAAGGCACACTCATTAAGTTTCGTTGGATGGATGCAACAAATTGCACCATGGTCTACTCGATTAAGGTCCCGGCTAGCGGTACAACCACTGGTTCGTACACGCAGCCTGCTGGCACCGCCGGCAACATCAATGCTGCCGTTATCGAGATGAAGGTCTGGCGTTTTAAGAACGGTGCAATCGATGAAATCGACAATGTTGAGAACACTGCGACGGCTAATGGCTCTGCGACCTCTTTTAGCTACACCCCCACAGCGAGTAGCTACTACGGCTTTACCTTTAGCGTGCTTAAGGTTAATGCTGGGGCACTCGAGCGACCAAAGTGGAACAGTGGTGCTCCTAGCACCCCTGTCGACGAGGCGCCCCCGAAATTCCTTGTGACGCAAGTCACACCGACGGTAGCTTACACGCAGTTCACGTGGGCGCACCTCATGATTCCGAGTTTCGCGAAGAACATTTTCTCAGTTGGGAAGATGCGCGTTACCGGTACTGGTGCAATGCTCACGCCTGCGACGCCTGAAATTATTTCTGGCGGTCAAATTGTCGGTTACCAGTTCCCAGCTGGGCTGGATTGGCACCCTGTGGCGGAGGCTGGCTATGAGGAGATCGCGAACAAGAACGGCGTGGTTAAACGCAAGGGGCAAGTCGGTATGCACGGCTTCCTCAAACCTGTGGACCCCGTTGATTGGGAGATGTTCAACAACTGGACCGTTGAAGGCAACCTCATTCGCAGGATCGATTATGACTTGCTCCCTGAGAGTGGCTTCTTCTTCATTTACGGTGTTGTTCCTGTTAAGAATGACTCACTCGCATTAACGCCCGTTTACTTCTGGACCATCTTTAACAACTTGGAGTGGGAAACCGATGACACCTGGCGTGTTATCTCCCCTCCTCAGATTGACGGAGCAGTGCTCAAAGAAGCACTCAAGCGCATACGTGCGTTACCGTCCTTCCATTCCAATGCCAATCATGTCAAGTCCATCCTTGCAAAGTTGCTTGGCTGGGGCAAGAAGGCAGTGGACGTTGTGAAAGAGTATGGTCCGGCGGCAATCGAGGCAGGCGAGGGTCTTGCTTCCTTTCTTGCGTAAGGTCCACCCCCCATCCGCATCCCACAGATTTGTATTCACTGGTCCCCCTTTCTTAACCAGGATGTGGTCAAGACACTTCTTCACGGGCGATGGCCGCCCATGTTCTGGTGAGTTGGAGGGATGCAGTGTGACGGTCTGTTGTTCTATTGTTGAAGGAATCTACACATATTTCTTTTCTGTCTATCCAAAAAGCACGAAGCTCCGGCTTAGTGCACTCACCTGGCGTATCTAAAACGCCTTCTGAGCAATAAAAG